GAGCTAACACCACTATATTCATGTTATTAGTTTCGTTGAGCTCGGTAAGCTTCATTAAGATCAGTTGTAATTCTGTAGCAAATTTCACTTTGTCTTTATTAAACCCCAACTCATTAGCCCCGACATTTGCGCGAATATGTTTTTCAATTAGTTTGACGGCTCTATCGGCTGTATCGAGCACCAAAGTTTTATAATTATGGGTTTCTGTATGCAGCAAATGAATTGCTCCATATAAATCTTCCTCCTCGACTGTCCAATCATCAATATTTGGCAACGTGCTGGGACACATAGCAGTTTTTATAGGTAATGAATGTACATTCAAATTTCTCACACCACCTTCCAGATCCAAAAATATAGGCGAAGGAAACTGACTTGCGAGAGTTGATTTACCTATGCCTTCAACACCGTAAATAATAATTCGGGGTGGATAATCAGATTTTCCTTTTTTAATCTGTTTCATTAGTAGAGATTCTTCTTCTTTTTTTGCCACGTTATTCTCCTAAGTTATTGTCATCAAATAAATGATAGTTATTGTCATCCAAAAATTCTTCAAAACTCCACGTAGTAGGAATATACACATGATCAATATTATCCCAAGAAAGACAGGTGACAGAAGATGAAAACTCTAAAGCAATCGACATGCAGACTGCCCCCAGCAACGGGTCTCCAATAAAACACAAATAGTCTTTAGCAGTAAAACCTTCTAAAGCTGATCGAGCCTGTTCTATCATTTCCTGAGTATTGTATGGCTTCTTTGGCGAAGGAAAGACAGTATAAAGTTTACCAAAAGTTTCGGCGTGAGAGGTATTTACTCTTATGCCCGTGCTTTGCACCATGTAAACTGTAGGTGTATCTTTATTCATCTTCCAGCCCTCCTCCCTCTATCCAACCTGAACCTTCACATTCTAAACATTCAACTTCAAAAATTTCGATGTAAGGACTAATTCCTGGGCCATAGTGACCCCCTTTGGTTTGATCCACGACACCTTCCCCTTCGCACTCAGAACAGGGGATAATTTTGCGATTTGGGCTCATGAGCGATACCACAGATCGGAAAAAAATGTCATTAAAAATAATATTGAAAAAGCTAAATACACAGCTTTTTCATGTGCAGGAACAAGAGAAGGTTTCTTCATTTTGATGTCTTTCTGGTTATTGGTTATAAGTTACAGGTCTACTTTACTATCAATCTATTAGTCTGTCAATTGGTGGTAACCACTTCTAAATAATGATCTATTCTTCCTTTTTTTTCTTCCTCTGTTAAGAGGATACGTTGAATTTTACCCTCATCCAAAAGCCTAGATAAAGCTTCTCTTTTACGCAATTGGGAAGCCCTGATTCCCCCTTCTTCCGAAGGTAATCTTTCATAATAAGATCTGGTATGCTTGGGTTTGGCGACAATAAGGTTCATTAGTTGAAGCCCAAGTTCTTCTTGCTTTTGGTCAGCTAACGTCTGTTTACGGACGCGCTTGAGGTTTTCTTTGCGTTCTGTGTTCAGGGGACGGGCTATGGAATGAATAAAATGATCCTGAGAAGGATATCCTAAAATATCTAAAGAAGGTTCGGAGTTTTGTACTATATTAAATGTAAGCTCCGTAAACGCTGCTGGAAAACGAATTTTCGTGGCGCGCATGATGCGATTATTTTGATTCGTTTCATGTTCTAGCTCATCAGATGAAAAAACCGTATAGACCCCGTGGGCATCCCCTGCCCAGGAACTGGCTCCGCGGGGAGATAACATTTCACTATCGGAATTTCCCATCGACTTAGGGGTATGTGTAATGATGAAGATCGGATACGAAGCCCCAAAGTTTTCTTTCAGTGAAGAAAGTATATTTGACACTTCGCTGTTATCGTTTTCATTTTCCATGAGAAACGTACTCGATGCAGTATCTAAAACTAACAATGGTCTCGCATCGAAGCTCGTTCCATCGGCTTTCAGATTAGGATATGTCCACGATTTAAATTCTTCTGCTACTTCGCTAATAACTTCTGGAGAAAGTCTACGAGCCTCTAACAGCCTAATGCGTTCTTCAAAATCTTCTGCGCGAAACCCAGTATTGCCCCAGTTGTAGAGACTATAAATAACTCTTTGTACCTGGAGGACAGATTCAGAAATAAAGATGACATTGCGACGAATGGTGGGTCGCAGTTCGTAGGTGACATTACATAAGTGGGCGGCTGCCAGAGCCAGAGGAATGATCAAGGTGGTCTTACCTACGCCTGGGGCTCCTGCAATAACGCTGATTCCAGTAGATATAAAATTGTCAAATACGAATTCGAGAGGGTTAATCTCTGTAGCCCCTGACCCATGCGCCTGAGAAAGAGAATAAGGATGTGGGAGCTTTGTGGTTTCAGTTTCTGTTTCATTTTCTGTAGGTGTTTTAGGCGTGGAGTGAAATTGCTTCCAACCTTTATCCATAGCTTGACGGAAAATCGAGCGATAAGTAATTGAGTGTGGTGTGGTGAGGTCACGCTCCCATTTCTCTCTAGCTTCATCGGCATCATAACTGGCTGCTGTAGATGACCATTCGTTCCAGATGCGATACCCTGTTTCTCCATAAGGTCGAAGAATTAAACCTACATTAACCCATGTCTCGTAATCACTGCTGTCAAGAAAGTGGAGGGCTGATTTAATATCGTCAAAAGTTTGGGCTGTGGCTACAGGAGCACCACCAATTTCTGTTAATCGTGAATACGGCTGAGAAGCCTTTACTTGGCTGGCTATGTACTTTGGTAAAGCCGAAGGTGTAGCTGGGTTAGATTTAGAGAGTGGGGAGTGCCCATTTTGCCAAGAATAAACACCACTAGTACCCAAAGTGGGTGCCACGCAAATATAGCCTTGGTGTTTAAGATCGAGCCCAGCTGCTAATGTGCCTGGAAAGTTCAAATCAGGATCGGCTTGGAACAAACGATGCTCTCCTCCTCCCTGTGTGGTTGCAATGCAGTCACTATGCAGGATGCCATGCTGGGATTCAATCTTGTCTAGGCTTTCCCAGCCACCATTCTGAGGATCAATATCAAGAGCCACAAGACCTGACGCAGCCATTGATATACCAATTCCAGCTTCGGGGTCTGTCGTAAACCATTCGGTGAGGATCTCAACATCTGTTGTAGCTGAATTATGACCATGAAGGGCTAAATTGGATTGTGGATGCTTACCAGCTTTGTGATTTCCAGATGTTGGTCTCCCGCATCGGCACTCGCCTTCAGCATTTACTGACCACACAGGTAGCACATACCATCCTAATTTGGCGTAGGCTAAAGCAAAATCTAAGGTAGAAGGAGGTGGTGTTTTGTCGTCGACAAGCCACATATTTTTCTTAGAGCGTGGCATTTAAAAACACTCCTCTAATACAGACCAGTATTTCCCGCGTTTTTGTACCGTGACCTCCGATGGATACTGACACGATTTAATCATGTAACTTATGGCTTTAGGGTCAGCAGGAAGCGATACTGCAAGGTTTCGTCTTTGGAAGAAGTCATGATCAGAAGGTTTAGGGTCTTGGGTGTTCACAAATAAAGTGGCATTAATTCGGGCATTTTCAACAGTGCTACACGTGTACTGGACTAATAATAAATTGTCTCCGCGTCTGGTGGTGATTGGAACGGAATTTACTTTGTGTATATTATTAATCGTTAAACGCGACTTGTCCTTGGCAATGTCTCCCGTCATTGGATCAATGGGTCTTAGACTGGTTACCCCAGGATGCCTGAACCTTTCCTTGCGCACATAAGGTTTTTGGGGAATGGCTTTGAATTCTTTATTGCCACTGAGCTCTTTAAAAAAAGATTCGTACATGCCTACACCCCCTAATCTGATCAGATTACCAGCATAGTCCAAGATCAAACAGTTCTTTTTACTCGGATGCAAGCGTGTCCCTCGGCCTTGGATCTGAACCCACAAAGAACTGGATAGTGTAGGTCTAAGACAGACGATGCAATCTAAAGCTGGATAATCAAATCCTGTGGTGAGCATGTCCACACTAGCAAGCAAAGTAATTTTTTTAGTATTCAATTGATTGAACAATTCATTGCGCTCTCGCTGGGATAAACCGCCATGCAAGACAGCAGCGTTTCGGCCTGTTTCTTTCTGCATGAGCTCTGCAGTTTTTTGGGCTACCTTTACTGTAGGACAATACACGGCCAATAAATTGCGATTCTGAGTCAAATCGGCTACAGATTTAGCCACGGATTTCAACCACGAATCTGACTGCACCTCTTCGACATGGTTTTGTGTAAAGTCATTTCCAGCAACCTTTAATTCTTCTGTATTAAGTTGGATGGTAGTTTCT